CGCGTTCTTGGCACCGCAATTCAATTTCACAATCGTCCTTATCGGATTCAACCGCTTTTGTGACCCATTTAAGAATCTGTTTCTTCGCATGTTTCCCATAAATCTTTTCGGTCAAATCACGCGTTCGCGATTCTTCGGTATCGATACCGAGCAATCGTACGCGTTGGCGGATGAGTACATCGAACCCCAAATCAATAAGAACGTCAACGGTATCACCGTCAACGACTTTCGAACACGAGTCGATTTTGTATTTAAATTCACAGGGTTTTTGGTTGTAGGTAGTCATATACCTAAGTGACGCCTCTTTTCTTTAATAGTTTATAAAAATATGGTCAAAACACGAAACCAATTACGTAAATCCAGCTATAAGCGAACTGCTAAACTCGGTCGCGATGTGTATACACCGGATAAGGGTGGGTACACAGTTATTAGGAATACACCTGGAACTGGTAATGTTAAACACCCATTATATATAACCGGTGATAAGAAAAGACAACTTAAAAAGAAGTTGGCAAAAAAACAAAAGTGTTCACGATACGAATGTAATCGATGGTTTGAAGTTGCTGCACACGTAACATGTGAAAACGATAAACGTCATTATATTGTACCGTTATGTAGAAGATGCAATAATCCAAAACGGTATAAACCGTTTTGGACGTCGCCATATATAGAGATGGTCCGTATTGAGAAAGTATATACTCAACAGGTATCAAAACCCATTTTAAATAATGATATTTTAATTTAACCAAGAATGTGATGACATTCCCAACACAACGTTGCCACGGGGTACTGTTTATGTAATTCTATAAACTTCCTCAATATTATATGTGTTTTATATCCTTCTTCACTTCGTGATTCCGAGACGGCCATTTTTAAAATTTCGGGTCGAGATTTGATCGTGTGTGCATGTGTTAAAATACACTTTTTACCTCCACTTTGTAATTCATTTTTCTTCGCACCACACCCCAAACACGAGGGTGCAGTTCTAAAAAAGTTTTTCACTAAATTAGCGGCATTCGCTTTCGAATAGTGTATTATATTTTCTTCCGGTGTATCCTTTGGAATTGTAATACTATATTTCTCGCTCATATTTTGAATTCTTGTTTTTTGTAATTTACAATCTATAAAGTTAATCGAATCTTTTTTCAATTTTCGAAACATACCTGAATTCGTATTGTGTAGATTTTTAATGTTATCATTTATGTACATATCCGATACAAGTTCACATAAATCATCCATTATTTCATCGTTATTTTCTTTATTAATTTTCAAACATTTCGTTTTTTCATCGCGTTCAAATTTATCACCCGTGCTTAGAAATCTATATACCTCAATCATGGACCGGAATCGTTTACCTTCCGGTGAAAAGTAATAGTTATCGGTCATACCCACAGATTTACCCGATTTTCGTGTTTCTATTTTGACATACCATTCATCGTTTATTTCCTGCCCCTTACCTTTTAGATATTTCTTAAGACTATTGAGAGCCGACATATCATACTACTCTATAAATCACGTATCTTTTTAAGTTCATCACACATCTTCAAATAATCACCTTCAGGTAAATTTTCTGAATTTTTATCAATAAGTTCCATAACGGTTCTTGAAACACTTCGTAATGTTACATCTCTATCGTATGTAGGTTCCGGTGATAAAGGGGGTCGACATAACCAATCCGTTCCCGTAATCGCCCCGTCATAATTGTATATTTCACGAATGTGTGTTAAGAAATCCCGTAACCGCGTGTAATAAGTGGTCGGTGAGCAGACAGAGTCGTGTCTAAAAATATAATCTTTAATGATGAGTACATTTTGAGTATCACTCCATAACCCTTGATTATAATTAAACATGGATATTGGTCGGATAGTACCATCCTCGGGTGTAGGTAACGTATCGTTACGGTTAAGGTACAACGCGTTATAATTGAACGAAAATATAGGGGACGCGTATGCTTCTATACTTTGAACAGGACCTCGCCCACGATCGTTTTCGTATATTACCTTAATGAGTATCTGTTGAATACCCTCACATGGGTTAGGTATAGTTGACCGTATACTACTATTGACGAAAGGTGTTGACGGCATTTATATATACTTACATTTATTCCTTATCTGGTTTTATAAGAATTTCGGGTGCATCATCGACTATATCAATGACGTACCTACTTTCATTATCCGTGGGAGATACTGTTACGATTCGACACTTATCGGTACTGATCATAGTTTGGTCAGAAACTTTAGTTACTGGTATTGTAATGGGTCGACACAAGAGCATCCACATTTTATATATGTAAATATTTTAAAATCTTTACCCGATTTGGTGATTACCCAAAAAAACTTTTTTTTATTCTATACAAAGTATCTCCTTGAGAAGGATGTTGAAATTCAAATATAATTTTTCTTTTTACTAATCACAAAAACGAGTAAAGATTTTATTATTATACTCTATGTTTCCTATTTAAAAATAATAGTATAATAATATAAAAATGGGTGAAGACGTAAAAAAGTATATACAGGAAGGTATACACTTTTCAAACGAATTCATGGATATGATTGAAGATATTTCTAGAAAATATCAAGAACATATTTCCGTATCAATGGAAATTGGGCATTTCGATAAAATGGGTAAAATTATGATGAAATTATCTGAAGCTCTTATACGATATAATAAACAATATACGGAACTTGTAAAAGATTTTAAAGGTAAAAAAGAACATGATGGTGAAAAAAGGGGGTTAGAAACAATAACTGAAGAATGAGTAGATGATACAACAATATGCGCAACACGTATATAAAATACTTGGCCCCGGTTATAGTGAGCGTGTGTATCACAATGCAATGGAAGTTGTCTTGCGGAAAAATGGGATACATTACGAAACGGAGAGAATAGTTCCTATTGTGTTTGAAGGACACACAATAGGGAATCTTCGCGCCGATTTAATTTTAAATAACAAAACCGTGGTCGAACTGAAATCGGTTAAAACCATGAATGACGTCATGGTCACACAAGCACAGAACTATCTACGCTTGACGGGGTTTACGGAAGGGTACCTTATTAATTTCCCTACATCACTTAACACTGATTTAGAGGTTAGGTATATAACTTTGGATTAACGAATATTAATACCAGCTTCATTACATTTAGCAATGATAGATTCTTGAAATTCTGGTCCGCTTTCACCACCAGATGCATTTGAAACATAAATAGTATCTTTTATAAATTCCTTTTTAGATTCATCCCAATAATATATAGGCATTCTTTCACTTTTATCTTCATTACTAAAGTCCTTGAGATCGTTACAAAATCTAGGAATGTGCGCTCCTTCAGGTGCTTCTTGAATATCTTTAGTTAATCTAATATACGAATCTATTACAGACTTATCACATATCTTTTCCGGTGCTACACCTCTCCCTATATCATATACTCTTTCTATTATAGTTTTTTCATTTGATGATAATGATTGAACGGCAGATTCCGCAGCACTCGTTCCTTTAGTTTCTTTCATATATTTATACAAATTCTCGCAAGATTCTGGTGTAGCATCGAGGGCTATAACAATTTGTATTAATTTTTTCATTTTTTTCAATACATATTGTGATGTTCCCGGTATAAAACCACCAAAGAATGCACCGGCCACTGATGATGAACTACAACAGCATAATACGGCTGCACCAAGTAATGCAGCTGACATTTATAGTAACCAACTATTTTTTTTCATCTTCGATCTGATTCATCATGTACATAACAGGTATCATTTGGTATATCTTTTTCCATTCACTTTTGGATTCTTCGTAATACTTTTTAGGGTCTTTAAGCCCTTCTTTTATAATTTCATTTATCTTTTCTGTGTAGAACCTGATTTCTTCTAAACAGAAATTGTAATATGGATCGTTGTTCATTACGTATATTAAAGCTTTTATCTTTTAAGCTTGTCGTTGATGTTTAAGAAAACTTCTGGTGTATTTCGCTTTTTAATTGCGAAGTTTTTGAGCATGTTACTCAAGCTCGTGTATACAACACCTCTTCTCAAAGGGTTCATTCTCGCCTTCGATTTAGATTTAGATTTCGATTTTGGGGAGTTTGGAAACTTGTTGTTCGTTTCCTTTTGTAATTTTTTAGATTTACTATTACGTACTGGGAAACTCATTTAGTATATATTTAGATTTTAAATCGTTGGTATATATTCCCATTGTAAAACCCCGCATATCTTTTTCCATATAACATCCTGTTGGTATAACTTTTCTTTGGATTTTAAAAGTGGAAAATATTTAAGATATTTATCTTCACTCAAAAGTTCACAAAACTTATAAAGTACATACGAATAACTCAAAAAGTTTTTACGTTCACTCGGACAATTATCATCGAACGGTTTTTGTATATCCTTGAACATTATACGCAGTCTTTCTTCAAGTTCCTGAGGCATAGACGGTGGTTTTACACCACTTATGATATTGGTTATATATGGAACGTGTTC